AACGGGCGTGGGCCACATAAAGGCAAGCGACTATTGGGCTGCCGTGGACAAGGTGCGCGAAACAAGGCAACTCAACGAAACAATCAAACTTAAAGAATAAACACATGGTACCGTTCCTAGTACTTTTGGCCTTCGAACTGTTCCGCAACTGGTTTGCGATCGTAAAGATGAAACAAACGCCCAACCACCCACGCGGATGGGCATTGCGCGCGCTTGTGGTAATATTTATCGCTTTCTTTAAGTTTGACCTAGAGCTTTCAACCGTGGTCATTTTTGGCAGAGAGTTAGTGTTGCCTGTAACCACGGTTGTTTATTGCATCGGATGCGGCCTCGCGTTCTGGTTCCCGTTCGATGTGCTACTAAATGTTTCACGTGGAAAGGTTTGGAACTACACCGGAAAGGATGCGGTACTCGATCGGCTAAGTTCTGACGCTTGGTGGGCTGTAAAGTTCGTTTTGATGTTAGTAGGGATTTGGCTAATTTTGGGGGTGTAATTTGTTTAAACAAAAGAAATCAAAATGCCAAGTGGAGGCGCAAATAGAGGGCAAGGTAGAAAGCCAGTAGCCGAAGAACTTAACACCCGAATACTAAGTCAAACGGCTATTATAGCAAAATACGGCTCATTGGAAGCTGGACTGCAAAAGCTTTTAGAATCAGACCGCGACCCGTTGGTGAAGTTTGTCTTTGAACACGCGCTGGGCAAGCCAGTAGATAAACTTGAGGCCAAAGTTGACGGTGAGGTTATCCACATCCGGTTTAGGGATGCCGAATGACGGAGGTAATAATTGACATAGAAAGGCCAAACCTAACGGGCTACCAAAAGGATATTCTTTATTGCAATGAGCGGTTTACGGTAACGGAAGCCTCCACAAAGGTAGGTAAGACATTCAGTCACCTATATTGGATATTTGAACAGGCAAACGATACGGAGTTGATAAACAAGAACTATTGGTGGGTTGCTCCAGTTTACTCACAGGCCAAGATTGCCTTTACTCGAATGAGGCGAACCATTGCCAGTTATCGGCAATACTACCGAATTAATGAATCTGGTCTTTTTATTCAATGTCCCAACGGAAATACTATCTGGTTTAAGTCAGCAGAAAAACCCGATAACCTTTACGGTGAGGACGTGGTGGCAGCAGTATTTGACGAGTTCACCAGGGCAAGGGAGGAAGCTTGGACGGCTTTACGATCGACATTAACCGCAACACGTGGAAAGTGTAAGTTTATCGGGAACGTTAGGGGTAAGAACAATTGGGGCTATCGGTTAGGCGTTCGGGCTAGGTCGGCTACAAAGGATTACAAATACTTTAAACTGACAGCATGGGACGCGGTTGACGCTGGCATATTGGAACGCGAAGAGGTTGAACAGGCAAAGATCGATCTACCAGATAAAGCATTTAGGCAGTTGTATCTTGGGGAAGCCTTAGACGATAACGCTAACCCGTTTGGCGAAGAGTTTATAAAAAAGTCCATCCGTAAGCTATCAACCCAACCTACCGTAGCTTTTGGCGTTGATCTTGCAAAGTCCCACGATTGGACGGTAATAGTTGGACTAGATCAACACGGCCTAATAAGCCACTTCGACCGCTGGCAGTCAGATTGGGGGCAAACCACTAACCGAGTCATTCAAACCATTGGCCGCGTTCCGGCTTACATCGACAGCACCGGAGTAGGTAATCCGATTGTAGAAAACATTACCCGGGCGTGTAGCGAGGCCGAGGGGTTTACCTTCACGTCAAAGTCTAAACAGGAAATAATGGAAGGGCTTGCAAGTTCGATCCAAAAAGGTGACCTTTACACCATCGAAGAAATGCGCGATGAGTTGGAGTCTTTTGAGTTTGTCTACTCAAGTACGGGGGTAAAGTATAGCGCGCCAGAGGGGATGCACGATGACATTGTTTGCGCGCTGGCATTGGCCAACGCCATGAGATCGAAACCTAAAATAAAACTTAGAGTCCTATGAGCCAGTACGGAAACTACACAAAGGATTTAACCAACCCCAACTATATGAAAAAACTCCTAACAGTAATCGCCACCATCTTGCTGCTCCCTTTTATGCTTTCTGGCTTTCTGATTGCCATTCCGGTAACCGCGTTTGTGAAAGGGTTTGAACTTTGTAAGTCAATGATCGATAGCGGTAGGATATGAGCATAGAAATCACCTTACTATCAATCGCGTCTTACTTTTTTATAGGCGGTGCATTGAACGGTTTTTTGAGAGAGCATGAATACGAGGATGGAGTTCACGTTGTTTTACTTTGGCCTATTGTAATTTGCACTTGGATTGGTAATGAGTTTGGAAAACTAATTGGCAAATTTACTAAATGATTATCCTCGTCACCAACGACAAAGCAAAGGTTAAATGCCCGGCTGGCTGGCACGAAGTCACGACCGACACAGCCCAGAAGATAGCCCAATGGACGGGCGACAAGATAGAACTGTTCAACATCCTAACTGGGACGAATTACGCCAAAGTAAAGGCCGACACGTCACTTGGATCGGCTTTCTTCGATGCGATAAACTTTGCTTACTTTCCGTCCGTTGTGGCTAATGCACCGCTTCCAAAGGTATTACAGATCGACCGAGGACACATTATCGAAATACCTAAAAAGATAGGAGGGCTTTCAATTGGTCAGTCTATCGCGGTACGTGAACGGCTTGAGCAAGTGGAGGCGCGAATAGCCAAGTCAATCGAAACCAGTCCGAACAAGTTTTGTTTCACGGCAAACTTTATGTATGACGAGGCCATTAGTTTTGCCGTTGCCGTTTACCTTCAACCATTTTACGACAAGGCCGAGTTCGATCTTGACAGGGCTAAGAACCTAGAACAGTTTATTTTGCAGATGCCGATAACAGAAATATACCCAGTTGGTTTTTTTTTGTTAACGCAACAATTGAAACCTGGCAACGGATTCATCAGAGCCTTTCAACTGAAAGTGTGGGCTTTGAAGGAGAGATTCGCAGGCAAGCGAGCGAAGGCGCGGAGGTTGAAAAGCTAGACCCTGTAAAGGATTTACTTGTTATAAAAAGATTGGCGAAAATGTTTAACTTAGACCCAGATGTAATTTACTTGAAGTCAGCGGATTGGTGCTTTGCGTGGTTGGTTACGGATAAGTTAGAACGGGAATATCAGGAAAGGTTTAATGAGGAGTATAAAAGACTTAAAGAGAATATAAAATAACCCCCAACTATATGAATGAATTACCCGCTTTCTATTGGATTTTAGTCGGAGTCCTTTTTTCGGCTTTAGGTTTTATTATCTACAAGGTTTCATTTTGGTGCGCAAAGTTAAAGCCTAAAAACATTTATGGGAAAGGAGGTATTTGCGTTGAAAGAGATATTTTAGATGCAAAAAGGCGCATTTTTTTTCTTGAAAACAAAGATAAAAATTGGTGTCATTCATCAAGTTATGGCGCTGCTGCAATAAAATTACATTATGACCCAGTTCATAAAACCACATCTATCGTATTCCAGTCTGAATACTGCGAACAGTTTAGTGCTTTACTATTGAAAGAACAGGCTGAAAGATTGATAGACGATCTTAAAAGAGTTTCAAAAGAACCATTAACACCAACAAAATGAAACAGCTAACTAAGGAACAGCACTTTGAGGTATTTACATGGCTAGTAAAAACGGCTGGTTGTACGCTTGCCAAACAATTTGAGCAAGACTTTCCTCCCTCCTGCTGCGACTCATGCGCGGACGGGGAGCATTGCAAGAGTGAGCCAATAACAATATCTCAAGAAGATTACCAAACAACGGTAAAAAAGGTAAATGGGATTATAAAAGATAGTAGAATATGAAGGTATCAGACCAAGCCAAAACCATAGCCGAGTCGATCGGCTGCATGTTCTTCGAGGGGACGTTGCAAGAATTGAACATAGACATCGAGCGCGGAAACATTGAAAAGGACGCGTGGGTGTTCGGACTTATTACGCCTGACCGCGTGACGGATGAATTGGAAATAGACAATCCAAGTATTTATACTACCTACCCTTTTTCGGGCTTTGTTGCAAAACAATCCAACGAGGCCACAATAGACCATAGGACAAAGGATATGCGGGCTACATACGATGCAGCCTTAAAATTGGCACGGTCATTCGTTCACCAGTTTTCGTCACTTGATGACGTTGACCAGCCTACAAAAATAACATATCCGATAATCGACAGCCATCAATTAAACCAGCAGTTCGGTCTAGACCTACACTTGTTCGGGGTAGGCATTCAATGCGAGTTTGTTATTTCCGAGGGCTTAACGGGGTGCGAGTTGTGAAGCTACCTTGGTACATGAAGCAAACAAAGCGCGATGAGATTACGTTTCATTGGCTTTGGGTTATGTGGCATAAAATTATTTTTCTATTCAGATGACCACCCAAGAAGCCTTAGACATATTTTTCAAGTCTGTAATCGGCCAGATCAGAACCGATCAAGGCGCGAAGGGAATAACCGCAAGCGGTCGCAGTTCGGACTCTTTGGCGTATGTAACGGATGCAACGGGCGGTCAGATGACGGGATCGAATTACTTTTACTGGCAGATAGTTGGACGGAAGCCAGGGAAGGGGACACCTTTTGACCCTGGCTCAACAAAGTACGGGGTAAAAACACGCGGTAAAAACAAAGGGCAAGGCAGGGGTGACTTTCCAAATCTTAGCGAATGGATGGAAAACAAACCAAGTGCGCAAAGTAAATTTGATTGGACATCTAAAAGTGAATCTGGAAAGATAGGGTTGTTATACATTATAAATAGAAAAATTAAGTCTGAAGGTACCGACATCTTTGTAGGTAAGCGTTCTGGTTTGTCATTCAACCAGATTGTAGATAAAAATATCTCGATTCTTTTGGGTAATATTGCACAATTAAAAGTAAAAGAGTTTACCACATTCTTAAAAGCTGAATTGCAGAAATGAGTCTAACGGTAACCCAGCGGCCTAGCACAACGATAAGCGGAAATACGTCAAAGTGGAACGCTGCAAAGAATCCTATCGTCTACAAAATGACGCGAAAGGATTACAACATTACAGCCGTTGCAAATAGCGGAGGGGCTTTACAGATCACGGTTAACACTAATTTAACCACATTAACAACGGCTCAAGGCGGCCCGGTGGTGATCGGTTCAAAGTTATGGGTTGTTACTGACAACGGAGTTTACAACGCTCTTTACACGGTTGTAACGGTTACCAACGCGGCAAACAGCGTGGTCACATTCGGTGCAAGTACATACACATCAGCCGCGACTACAGGTTATGTTAATTTGATGCAGCGCACAAACTACCGTGTTAGTGTTGGTATTTATAACGCTGCAAATACGCTGCTTCAAACCTTAGCTTATTCACCTGATAAGTCAGGAAACATTATAGTGGATGTGGCTACTCCATTACTCAATACACTTTCAGTTGATAATGTAGCAGACTATGTGGCTGGCTTTATCACCAATGACGAGACAACGGCATACGTCAAGTTTTACATCCGGTACTCGGAGCTTTGGACATCATCGGCAGAATCAGAAACAAACGACACAGCCAATCAATTCTTTGCCATCTACGGAGCGCGTCAGATAGGCGAGCTATATGGAGGCAACATGGCCGAATACGTTAACTACGAAAACGGAACGCCTCCAGCGAAATTCTTAACGAAGTTTAGCCGTCCTTCGATTTGGCGTGGCTATCCTTTCTCAATATCAACATTAACAAGCGACAACGTAAGCACCAATTCAAGCTTTACCGTAGGATATTTTGATTTAAACCTTACGTTTATATCTTCTGCTTTTGTTACAAAGGTGGCCAATGCTGGTAAACTGTTAAGGTTTAGTCCAGAAGATCAGTTAGCTATACCAAGCAATGCAAGTATTTTACGAGTAGCATACGAGGGATCAGCTACGTTATCGGAGCTTTTGTTTTGCGACATCAAAGACCCATGCAGCAATCCTGTTTTCCTTTGGTGGAGAAACTCATTGGGCGGTGACGCGTTTTGGATGTTTGATTTCAATCAAAATTATTCGTACCGCTACGACAATGGACGCAAAGCAGAACGCTTTGTTTTGTTTGCATCCAATTTAACAGATAACGAGTTTGACGCTATCAGTGAACTAAACACTTTGGGCGAGGTTTACGATGTTGCATTTACAGAGTTAACTACATCGGTCAATAAGTCGCAGGCGCGCATCGGTGCGCAGGTTTACATGATGGATGCAACCGGAAAGAAGACAGGCGTTATCGTTATCCCCACGGAGGTAAGCACCAAGACAAAGTTTAGCAGAAACAAAATACAGATCACGATTGAACTACCTGAAATCTATTGATTGATGTTACTAGCCTTTATGATTTTCTTTTCATCGGTTACCGAATATGACAACATTTGCGAGGGGCTTTCAAAAGAGTTTGCTAGTAATTCAGTTGAGTTTTTTGGTTACATCACAGAAGATAATAGACTGATTGTTTCAAACAAAGGTACTTTTTCAAAGGTTGAATCAAAGGCTTTGCAGTTTTTTAATGGGAAATGGTACGCAAGAGTAAGTGTTTCAAAAACATATCAGGGGCAAATCAATAATCGTTTTGGTTCTTTTGTTCCTGTAAAAGCAACCATTCATAGCCACAACCCACAATGCGAAATGCCTGTTACTGGTTTAGATGAGATGAGCGAAGAGGACTTACTTTTTGCTAAAAAATACAATTCCATTAAGCATTACATTTATGGGTGTGGTGGCATAGCCGAGTTTAACAGTGAAGGGTTTGTAAAAGTTGAAGTTTCAAAATTTACAATTTGTCATAAATGGATGTAGTTTACATAGACAGCCAGATAATCGACATCGACCCTAACACAAAGATTGCATGGACAATCCAAAGGGTTGATATTGGTGACCTGTCTAAAAACTTCATTTCATTTTCAAACACGATAAAAGCGATCGACACCGAACGCAACAACCGTACTTTTCAAAACGCCAAACTTGTCAATTCAGACGGAACTTTTCAATACCGCTTCCAAGATTGTAAAGTAGTCCAAAATGGCATAGAAACTATTTTTGGAAAAGCTCAGATCACTGGCTTTGATGGTAGTTACTATACAATTGTAATCTACGATTCCTTTGTCTCGTTGCTTTCTTTCATTGAAGGTAAAAAACTTTATGATATTGATATATGGGGGACGGACGCTTGGACTGCTTCCGGTATAGATACTGCACGATTAAAAACGACTGGAGTAGTTAACGCATTTTGTAATTTCGGAAGGACTTTAGCTTATGAGCAAAACTATTACTTGCCATTTTTTTACTACAGTACTGCAATAACAGAAATATTAAAGTCAACTGGGTTAAATCCACAAGGTTCTGTTTTATCTTCGACTGATTTTAAAGATTTGGTTTTTTCACCGTTTGATAAGTTTTTGTATCCTGAATCGGGTTTGAATAGCATAAAAAGAACAGCAACCTCTTCAAGTCAATCATTAACACTATCAATCAACCAAGCCTTTTTATCAATTGTTTTTGACCAGATTGATTACGGGACAATACCTTTTGTTGACACATTTGTTTCTGACGTATCGGTTAACATTCGATACAATACCCTTAATTTTTCCATAGACCCTTTTTCTACTTCAACAGGAGACATTAGAATTTTTGGTTCAATACAAGGTCAAATAGCTGTTTCTGCACCAATTACCCTCAACTACACAAATAGCGATCAAGTTTATAGTTTTACAAACGTTGAGTTCGTATCAGGGGAAACAATTGAGATAAGGTTTTATTTTAATAAAGATGCGCTTTACCCGGCTGATTTTGTTTCTGTAGATATTGGAAATACTGGTAACGGAACATCATTTTCTATTGTCGAAAACGCTACCGTTGCTCGTTCAAAACCATATTGGAAAAAACTCCTAAACAAAGAAATTGATTTAATAAATGTGTTAAAGGATTTTTTTGTCAGATTTGGTATCATCTACAAGGTGGATGGGAATAACTTGATTTTAAAGACGCTCGAAGAAATTAGCACCGACACCGCAAACGCGGTAGATTGGACCTTCAAGCGTGTCAACCGTAACAAATCAAAGTTGGATTTTAAAACCAATTACGCGCAGTCAAACAACTTTTTGTTTAATACAGATATTGATTTGCCAGAACTTGGAATTGGTGTTTTAACTGTTTTAAACTCTACATTACAATCTGTTAAGACATTCTTTACTTCTGTTTTCAAAAACGCTAATACGTGGTCTGGCTCAATAAAATCTATCACTCTTCCTGTTTATGATTCAACATCAACGGGAATTTCAGACATAAAAAATGCTACTCCTTTTGTCCTTGCTACACTTCGTAATAGAACAACAGAAAGCTCAATAACTTTTGATTCAATTGCAAGGACAGATTACAAGATTGCATATTTCGCAGACCCCACGCGACCAAAGGACACTTCGTTCAGGTATTTTTTATCAAAATACTACCCAACGCTTTCTTTGGCATTGCAAAAAAACAAGATTTGCAAATACGAATACAACCTAAACGAAACGGATATTGCAAATTACGATCCGCATAAAATGATATTTGACAATGGAAGTTATTATTTGATAAACAAAATCAAAAACTTTCGCAGTGGAAAGATTACGGAAGTAGAATTATTCAAGATACAGTAAACGATTAGAGGCGATGGCAAAAGAGGAGATACTAATTGATTTGAAAATTGACCAAGCACAAAGTGCAAGAAACTTAGACGAGGTTGCAAAGTCAACGCGTGAACTTGAAAAAGCAAAAAGGCAACTTGACTTTAGAACTGAAGAAGGAAGGAAAGCCATCTTACTGGCAAACGAACAGCTAAATAAAAATAATGCCATTATAAAAGAAAACGCTTCGGCTCTAAATAAGCAGCGAATGAATGTCGGTAACTATACCGATTCAATCCTTCAAGCAGTTCCGGGGCTTGGTAAGTTTTCCGGAGGCATCAACGGTTTAAACATGGCGTTTAAGGCTAACCCGATCGGCTTAGTAATTACTGCTTTGGTTGCTTTAAAGGGTATCTTTTCGCAAAATGCGGTAGTAGCCGACAAGTTATCTTTTATTTTTGAAGGTTTTAATAAAGGTCTTCAAAGTATAATTGATTCAATAGTTACAACTGTCAGCTCATTGGATAATTTAAAGGCAGCATTTCTAAATCCAATTGACACTATCACTTCATTTTTTTCCAAAACAAAACAGGCGGCAGTTGCAGGATATGAAGCAGCGGAGGCAGCAGACGCATTTGGAGCAGCACAGGCAAGGGCGGCTCAACAAATAAAGATTGCAGACATTCAGATAACGTCACTTGAAAAAAGCCTAAAGGATAGGACTAAAAACGAACAGGAACGGATTGCAATAGCTAACCAGATTGCTGACATGGAAATAGCCAATTCAGAAAGGCGGGCTAAAATTGCATCCGATGAATTGGCTAACGAGCAATTAAGATTAAAAGGTAAGACGCTATCAGGCGAAGAGGAAACAAGATTAGTAGAATTAGAAACAGTTGTTTTTGAGGCAAACGAAGAAAAGAAAATTGCAGCAGCAACAAGATCAACCAGAATAAATATTTTGCTGGCCAAAGAGGAAGCTAGTTTAAAATCAGATAATGCCATAACAGCGCGTGAACGAGAACAAGCGGAATCCGATTTTAGGGTTCAACTTTTGCGCGAAGAAAACGAACAGAAAAAACAGGTTTTACAAGAATTACAAGATTGGATCAATGCCAATAATGAAGCGGCAGAGGTTGCAGAAATTAGGAGAAGGGATGCTGAGTTTGAAAGGACTGTCCAAGAGATGCAACAAAACCAAGAGTGGCAACAAGAAAAAACGGAAGCTGATGAAATTATAAACGAACAGTGGATCAATGGGATTTTAAACAGAAAAAAACAAGAAGAACAATTCGCGAAAGAAACAGCCGAACGCGAAAAGGCACTTTATCAAAATAGGTTTCAAATCGCTTCTGGTTTTTTTGCAAGCATTACTCAATTGCTTGGAAAAAACACAGCAGAGGGAAAAGCAGCAGCGGTGTTAAGCATAGCCAGTTCAACTGCCGAAGGTATTGCCAAAGCTACTGCCGCAGGTGCAGGTTTGATTTTTCCTAAAAATATTGTTGCGATATTGTCAGGAATAACAGCCGTTTTATCTGGAGCTGCACAAGCTAAATCCGTTCTAGGTTTTGAAAGAGGCGGCTTACTAAAATTCAATAACGGAGGCGTACTCAATGGTCCTAGTCACGCTAACGGAGGTATTCCTTTTTCGGTCGGTGGCAGACTAGGCTTTGAGGCCGAGGGAGGCGAAACGATAATCAATAAGAAATCAAGCGCAATGTTTCGGCCTATGCTATCAGCTATCAACGTGGCTGGGGGTGGGGTACAATTTGCGGAAGGTGGTGTTTTGGGCTTCCCATCTTCAGCAATAGACAGCTTTGCAAACCCGGGCTTTGACATTTCACGGCTTGAGTCATTTATAGCCAATCTAAAAGTACAAGTAGCGGTTGAGGATATAAACAGACCTTTCAACCGTTCGAAGTGTTTTAGATTCTCGCGGCTTTATTGAGATGTTTGAAAGTAACCTATCGAGGTGTAAGACGTTCGTAATGGCTTATGAAGAGGTCGAGGTAATTCACGAAAAAATAACAGGGCGAAGAAGATACAGCGGTTACGATAGTTTTTCCCATGTAAAGTATAGGCTAAAATAAAAAGAGGGCATAGCTAAGTGTCCTCTCTTTGGCAATTTTGTTTTCTCGAACGAGTTGCTATACTCCCCGCAAGTCAGTTAAAGGCGACTTGGTTTACCTTTAAATCTTAGTGCAAATATACACAATTTGAACAAAGTTCAATAGTTCACAGCCCCAACGGTGCGAATTTTACGCGCATGGGAGACATATTCATTGTCGGTCAGATAGGGTCAGGGCAAGATGAGCAAACAGGCGCATTCATTAAAGGCGTTGAGCTTGTCGATGTTATTGCCCAATTCAGAGCCATCCCAGAATCAAAAAAAGATATTGAGGTAGTTATTGATTCACCGGGTGGATATGTAGACACGGGAGACTCAATCTATAATTATCTCGAATCAAAGAAAGCAGAAGGTTACAATATTACAACCGTCCAACGCGGTATAGTTGGATCGATTGCCACAAAGATATTTTTAGCAGGTGACCAAAGGATAGTAAACGATTCTCAAGAGTTCTTTATACACAATCCTTTAGTGCAAAATGTGTCAGGTGACGCCAACGTAATGCAGTCAATCGCTAATCAATTAGAGCAATCCAAGAAGCGTTTAATGCAATTCTACATTGACAAAACGGGAAATAATCAGGCGGCTATTGAGCCATTAATGAATGAAGAAACAAGCCTTTCGGCAGATCAGGCGGTGGCGTTAGGTTTTGCCACAAAAAAAGTATCTACCCAAAAAGAGTACGCAACAATTAAAAAAAATATGGACTTCAAAAAAATGTTTGAGGATTTCAAATCTGAAATCAAAGCAATGTTACCAATGCAGCCAGAGCAAAAGCCTAAGGCAATGGAATTAAAACTTGCGGACGGTTCAATTGTAACGAGTGACGCGGCTGACGCTTCTGCTCTTGTAGGTAGCGCAACAAATGCACCTGATGGAACTCACCCTCTTGCAAACGGTTCGTCAATCGTAGTTGCAGGCGGTAAGATTACCGAGGTGAAGCCAGCGGCAGAAATAGAAGACAAATATGTAACCGTAGCGCAATTCCAAGAATTTGCTGCGATGGTGAAAGACTCTTTGAGCGCGGTGGTAAAACCTGTGAACGAGTTGAAAGCAAACTTTGACAGCGAATTGGTGAACATAAAAAACCAAATCAAAGGAAAACACACGCCACCCACACAGCGCGTAAACGAGGGGGGATTAAGTCCAGCAGAGCAGTATTTAAAAAGAAAATAAAAACGAAAAAACAAAATGCCAAATCCATCAATAACCAGCAACTACGCAGGTATAACCACCGGAGAAGCCCTCCAGCTGCTTGTACTTGGTAACGAAGCGTTTGAAAAAAACAGCTTCATGTTTCACGAAGACATTGACGATAAAGGTCTTGAATTGACTCGTATGGTTGTAGGTGCAAACCTAATCCAACCTTACGCGGCACAACCTTCAAACCCTAGTGAAGCGATGACCTTTAGTCCTCGCAGACTTGACCCTGTCGAGGTAATGCTTTACGACCATTTCAACCCTAAGGAGTTCCGTTCTTATTGGAAGGAGTTTCAAAAAGAGGGATCATTGGCGGACAAAGACATTGCGCCAGAAATCAAAAATGCAATCGTAGCAAACTACGCAAAGCGTGTGAACAACCAGCTAGGTCAATTGATCTGGTCAGGTGACACCACTACTACCGGGGCGTTGCGATTCATCAACGGTATTATCACAAAGGCCACAGCCGATGCGAACGTTCCAAAGGTTAGCCCAGCTGGTAACATCGATGCGACTAACGTTATCGCTCGTTTGACGGCCACACACGCTCTTATTTCGGATGCGTTGTTTGCAGATGCAGATGGAACATTGCACATGAGTACACGCGATTTTCGCTTCTATCAAGATGCGTTGATTGCAATAAGCGCAAAGGGGCCTACTCCTGATTCATTGAATGCACCTGTGACTACCTTCAAAGGTATGCCAATTAAGCATTACAGCACTTTCCCTACAAACCGGATTTTGTTTGCAAAGGCTTCTAACGGAGCTACTTCAAACTTGGTAGCGGGAATGAATAAGAACTCGGACGTTGACGATATTAAGATCGAGCGTTGGAGACCAGAAGGCGACACGTATTTCATCAAAGCTAATTTCAGCTTGGATGTAAACTACGGTTTTGGTGAAGAATTAGTATTGTATAACCCTTCTTAATTTAAGAATATGCCAGTAACAACAAGATTCTCAAATCAAAATGATCCTAACGTCCTCGGCAACGAGGGCATTAGCTCAAACGGTGCAGCCATTGCATACGCGGCAACTTTAGAAATGTAACGGAACCGGTTTGGCTAAGTGTTTATTCTTAGATGGCAAACTGCACGTCTATTCTCAAACCATGCTTGTAACGTTATAATATGGCCGATTGCGGGAACATACAAATTGGGGCGGTCTATGACTGCCTTAACCTACCACAGCCGGGCAACTCGCCCTACTTAGTATTGGTTAACAAAGACGATTTGAACGCTGGGTCTATTACTTACAACACCGCTGGGACGCTTATCACGAACTTAACGCTTGCCACAAACAAGCCCGCGTATTTGTTCGAAGGGTTTAAGGATTCTGTAAAGTCAAAGATTGACTTAGTTCAGACCGATACAGGCCCGATGTATAAGCACATGGTAGACTTAGTTGTTTACGATGTTAGCCCGGTGCAGCGTCAAAACTTAGAGCGGATGTGTCGCGGTTCTGTTTCTGCTTTTGTAGAAAAGAGAAAGAAGAACTCGGATTCATTTGAGCTTTACGGTGCAGATGCGGGATTGTATGTAGTACCCGGAACGCTTTATTCGTCTAACGAAAACGGTGGGGTATTCAAAGTAAGCCTTGCTTCTTTGGATGGTCAGGAAGAGTCTAAGATGCAGCAGACAATTCTAGCTACTGATTGGGCTACAACCAGAGCTTTAGTGCAAGGGTTAGCATTCCAGCCTACTATCACTTCGTTAAACGTTACAGCAATAGCAGCCGCAGGAGGTACAGCGGTAACCGTAACAGGTACGAACTTCTTCGGAGGTGCAGGCGTGAATCAGGTAATAAGCGTTGTGTGGGTAAATCAGAATACAGGTGCGAGGGTAACTCAAACGGGTTTGTCTGGTATCACTAACACGAACATTACAATCGCTTCATCAGTAGCGGTAACGGCTGGTAACAGTCATAAACTTGAGGTAACTACTACCAGAGGCGTTGCGTTGACGGTCGCACTAGTGACTTCGTAAGGAATTAGGGGTTTAGGTTTTCATAGAAGTTGGAAGAGGGGCGGGGTTTAAATATGAGCCTTGCCCCTTTTTTTTAAAAATTCAAATTAAAAAATATGGCACAAGTAAAATTGAAAGACGAAACAGAGCGGATAACCTTCAATGGTCGGTCGGCCGACATCACAAGAGAAAATCTCACATGGGAAAAATATGAGTGGGTGAAATTAAATCACCCGGCACTCGTTCCAAAATTTGTAGTAACTGAAGATGAACCAAAAACAAAAGCAAATGGCAAAGGAGAAAAAGAGTAACGATAACGAAGCGTTGGCAAAAACATTAAAGCCACGTTATTCAGTTGTTTCCGTTCCTAATGGTGAAGGATGGAAAAACATAACAAAGGAAGATTTCACCGATGTTGACGCATACGCGATCCTAGAATTCTGGGATACTATCGAAGGTTTCGACAAAGAAAAAGCTATCAAATCAATATTTGAGTGATTATTCCCGGACGTGAGGTATTAGTTAAGCGGTTGCCTATAAGGACTCGCAATGTTGATCGAGTACAATCTTTCGACACGGATAACCTATACCCTCAAAGGTCTCAAGAAACGTGGTATAGGAGCTACACGCTTTCGGGCATCATTCCTAAAAAAGCCGGGTTTCTGAATGGTGAGGGCTTCGAGCAAGTAGAGCTTAATGATTTAGTAGTTCACGGTGAAGGTCTTGAGGCCGTTACCATGCGCGAGCTTTTAGATAACACGGCCTATGCAAAAGCATGGGCTAAAGGTTTTGCGTGGCATATCAACTACAATCTGAATTACACCATTGCATCGATCAAGCCAATCCCTTTTGAGTATTGCAGATTAGGTATTGCAGACCATGACGGCAACGTTGAAAAGATAGCTTATTGCACCAATTGGGAGCGTGACTACGGCAAGGAAGAAAAGCAAAGGGAAATTATCTTTTACGATAAGTTTGACCCAGATCCTGAACATCTAGCTGAAGAGTTTGCCGAGTATGGGGTAGAAGGCTACAAAGGCCAGATCATGTACTGGACACCAGAGAAAAATAAATACCCTCTTTGTTCTTTTGATTCTGTTTTCGAGTTAGCACAAAACCAATACGAGATAATGCTATACTCGCTTAACCAGTCGGCTAACGGTTTTAGCGCGGGACATATCTTTGTTTTCCCAGGTTCGTTTCAAAACGACCAGGAGCGGGAAGCATACAAGAAAAGGTTATTATCTCACAAAGGAGGTCTAGGTGCTGGTTCAATAATGATAATCGAAGCAGGAACTAAGGACATCAAAGTAGGTGACCTGCTTGCAAAAACTGATTTGCAAAACAACGATACCATGTTCCAAAACACATTGAACTGGATCGAAAAAAGCATACTTCAAAACTACGGGATGCCTTATGAGATCGTAGGCAGGCAGACCGAGGGCGCTATGTTCAGCCGTCAACAAATCGAAGACGCTTACACGTACTACAACTCGGTAACCCGTGACGAAAGGGTAGAGTTAAGCCGAGTGTTTAAAAAGGTTTTCCAGTTTTGGAATAAGCCTATAAATTCAGACTTTACCATTAAACCACAGGTTTATGACGTTGCGGGGGCAGCTTTACCAGCTCAAGGAGCGCAACAAGCCCAGCCAAACCAACCTACCGAAGTTAAAGCAGTTGACGAAGCCCAGCAAGCCATTGACACGGTAATACGTGGACTGTCTCGAAGAGATGCTTCAAAAGTATTCGCTTACGTGAACGACTTTAAGAATGGGCGAATGAATTTAGAACAGGCCAAAACATTTTTAATGCCATTCCTCGGAACGGATGAAAACGTAATGAAATTCTTACAAGACCCAGAAGGGGACGGAGCCGATGCCTAATATAATCACGATACAGGATATAAAAGAGGTCAGGCCATTTGCGCAACTAGACCCGCAAAGGGTTGACCCGTATATTGCCGAGGCGCAGGAGAATGATTTGCGCCCGGCTCTTGGTGACGCTTTGTTTTATGACTTCATCACAAATATTGAGACTACAAAGTATCGCGAGTTACTAAACGGGAAGACTTACACCAAAGACGGTTATTCAATATTCTTTCCAGGTGTTAAACCTATGCTTTGTTATTTCTCATTGGCAAGGATTACACAAAACAACGCGATCAATTTGACCTCCTACGGTGCGGTTCAAAAGCGTGTCGAAGGGTCGGAGCCGATCGATCAAAGAATACTAGGCGCATTGGTTACGGAATTACGGGACGTGGCGAATAGCTACCAAACGAGGGTAGTTACTTTTTTGAGAGATAACCAAACTACATATCCTTTGTTCGATGTTTCAAACGGAAAAGATGAGGCAGAATTTGGCTTAAACTTTTTTAGTGCATAATGGAAAAGGCATTTATCAGAGGGTCAAGCCTCACAATAGAAGCAACGATTTACACTGACCATACCAAGACGGTAGCGGCTGACATTACAGGGGCTACAATATTTTGCATCGTAAAAAAGCGACCTGAAGATTTAGACAGCGAGGCATTATTCAGCAAATCGGTAGGTTCTGGAATTACAATAGTCACACCATTGGCCGGGCGTTGTAATATTGCTTTTACAGCAACCGATACAAATCTTACATTAAAGCAAGTTTATTACGAAACGGTTGCTAAACTTGCGGACGGTGTGACTGTAATCAGGAACGGGATAAACGAGGTAAGAATTTACGGTAACGTTAGAAAAGCATTGCCATGACGAACAAGATCGTTTACGGAGTAATAGACGATTCATTTTCAACAGGCAAAATTTCAGACTCTTTCAGGTCAGGAATTATAGATGAAGTCTTTAAATTTGTTACTGCATCAGGGGCGGTTCTTACTGGAATATTAACCGAGGACGGGTTTAACATTATCACAGAGGACGGTCAAGTAATAATACCAGAATGAAAAAACTAATTATACTTTTCTTTTCGATTTTAAGTTTGTCGGCTTTAGGTCAGGTAAAGATTTCGGATATGCCTGCCGCAACATCTTTGACTGGTACTGAATTAGTGCCAATCGTTCAAAGTGGGGTAAATAAAAAAGCTACTCCTTTACTTTGGCAAACATACCTATCGCCTATTTTTCAGGCTATGTTAGTATCTGGCACAAACATTAAAACAGTAAATGGGAATTCATTACTTGGTAGTGGAAATCTTGCCATCTCTGGTGGTGCATCTCTTCCATTTAACGACAACGTATCATTGCTGCAAAACCAAGCAGACAACACTAAGCAGGCGAAACACAACAGGTACACTTAGAACCATTAACATCAACCCGACAGTTACTCAAACCAGCATTAATCCAGGAAGGCCTTTTTCGGTTTCACCTAACTACACGATTTCGGGAACACAAACAAATTCAACAGTCAATCTTTTGGGCTCATTTACGTCAACACTAGCCTCAAGTGTTCATCGATCTTTAGAAATCACTGAAACTTTCAATGATGGTGGTTTTAATGATACGTGGACAGGGATTCATTACAATCCGTCTACAACAGGATTGACAGGTGGTTCAACACACTACGCAGCTGTGTTTGGCTCTGGCCGAGTAGGTATAGGCACTCTGACGCCTACCGAGGTTTTAGACGTGACTGGAAACGTAAAATTTTCGGGCGCACTGATGCCCAACAATACGGCAGGCACCAGTGGCCAAGTGCTTACCTCGCAGGGCAGCAGCAGCGCACCAATATGGAGTGCTGTATCTTTGACGAGCGGTGTGACTGGTACTTTACCAATTGCCAACGGTGGCACAAACAAAAGTTCTTTGGGTTCACCATTACAAGTATTGAGGGTAAACGCTGGTGGTACTGATACTGAGTGGGCAACAATAAGCGGTGGTGGCGGCACATACTACGCGCCCAACGTACTTAGCCCCAACGCCACTGATGCAAACTTCACAGCAGCAGTAAACTCAATACGCCATTTGCCAGATGGTGTATTGACAGCAAACCGCACCATCACAATCCCAACGGGCGCGGATGGAGATGTGATAAAATTGCTGAACAATGAAGACACCTTTATCTGGTTCTTGAGTGGCGCTCCCGTGTACTTGGCTGATCGGACAACGGTAGTAACGCAGTTGTTGTACAACGTGCCCACTATCATTCAAAAAATAAACGGACTTTGGATAATCGAAAACTAAACCACATGAAAAAAATACTTTTCTTTCTTTTAATCTCAACGGCTGCATTTGGTCAAGCGGGGCCACCTTATAACGGTTCTTCGAGATCAATTAATACAACTCCGCAAGGCAATGAACTCGGAACGCTTGTTCGCCAAATACCTCAAGACATTGATCGTATCGGCTTCACAAAGGCACTTTCAAATTCAGTAGATTCAGACTGGGGTACTATTGTTTCTGGAATTGGATCAGGAATGGACGTTGACCAGACAGGCGGTAACTTAGTTATTACAACTGGCACTACAGCGCGAAGCGAAACGATTATCCGTTCAACAGAATCATGGATAGGTGGTCTTAGATTAAGAGCTAGGTCAATATTATCAAATAGGATTATCAATACTAACTTCTTTGTTGAATTGGTTGATGTGATTGGTGACGGGCTTGCCTATACCATAAGTTCAGCCACAGCAATGACCGTAACATTTCCAAGCGGTCACGGATTTACTTCTGAAAACGTAGGACAATCAATGTATGTAGGATTGTTTTCAGGAACGGGAACATTTCTATCAGGTCGTTATCCAATAGCCTCGGTAAGTGGTGACAATATTACATTTACTGTTTCAGGCTTTGCGGCAGGTACGGGTACTTGTTCGGCTTTTGGTTGGAACTACTACCAATTACACTATACGGGTACGACAGCAACAAGCGCAAACTTTGACACGCAAAGAAACGGATATGCAACTGGAGCAACCAATGCCACAATTAACACAACAGCATCTCCTGGACACCTAGCTATCATTACTGGTAACGATTTGCTTTCAACGTTTTCAGATCAATTGGTAGCTACTTCTACTGGAGCAAGCGTTACATACCGGGCAGATCGAAAAGAAAATATACCGGACGATAAAAATCTAAGGTTGCAAATCAGGATCGCTAACGGATCGACAGCCCCGGCAAGTTCAATAACATGGACGATAGGTTTTATAGGCATTGCTCATTATGCCAATACAGACGTAAGTATTCAAGACGTAAGGCCAATGAATCCAGGCAGTCCTTTAGCTGTGGAGATTATGAGGCCAGTTACTTTACCTGTTTCCGGAACAATCACCGCTAATCAAGGTACGATGGTGGCTCTTCCAGCAGGAACTAACGCCATTGGTGACGTAGGTATTCAATATCGTGCATCTGCAACTGGAGCAGGTACACCAACGGTTTTAAATTCTCCAGCGACCCCAGCGATTCAAACTGTGAAAGGCTCAGCAGGTAGATTGATCGGGTTTTTACTTGTAAACTCAAACGCAGCAACTCGATACTTAAAAGTTTTTAACGTTGTAACCCCAACATTGGGGACTACCCCAGCAACTCTTGACATTCCAATACCATTGAGCAGTAACCCTGTGTTTATCTCTTTTGAAGGAGGTATTGCTTTTGGAACAGCTATCACGGTAGCAATAACTGGAGGTAGGGGTACGACTGATAACACCGCAATTACCTTGAACGATGTAACCGGATTCACTATACACAACTAAAAAAAATAAAACTATGGCAACTTTCACAATTGTATCTGAGGGAACACCAATCATTCCCTACAACCTAAATGTAGTAATCAATGTAAACCACAGTGCTTTTGAAAACAGCCAGTGGGTAACCGCTACTCCTTATCCAAGTCAGGCGTTTTCGGATGCTGTTGATACACATACATCAAACTGGGAAAATGCTATCAAGACAAATTCAGATTTCACAACTCAGGACACTAACAGAAACGGAACGTGGCAAGTTGAGGTTGTCGGACCATTTCCAGAAGACGAGTCAAGAACACTTTATAATCTAGTTACATCATGCACTGTTGAAAACGCTGTTGCAGAAGTTTCAACATCAACTCAAAGCGATAAAACAGGGGCAGAGCTTACGGCAGACCTCCAGTTAGCGGCAGACGCTAAGGAGGTAGAATTTTTCGGAAACAGACCTGCATGGAGTCCATTACCTTAACATTTAGTAACAATGAAAAAACTTATCACAATCATCTTTAGATAATATGGAACACTTCTTAATTTTCGTAATTCAGATTCTAGGGATCGGATTTAACGCATGGCAAAAAGTCCTTGTACTGGATAAACTATATCCAGACGATACCCTTGAGGACGTGTTCAAACTGTTCTGGAAAACAGACAGGATAACGGTTTTTATCTCCTTGTGGATCATGGCCGCTTATGGACTGTTTTACTTTGTGACTTTAAACTATGCGCCTCCGAGTGTAATCGGCTTCGAATACTTAGACCTGTCATTCTTTGGCGGGGCTTTAGTAATCGGTTACGGAGGTCAGGCAATAGTCTACAAGGCACTAGGTAAAGCGGTGGATATTGCAAACAAAAAAATAGACGATCAAAAATAAATTAAAACTATATGGCAAAGAAAAACAAACCAAAAAAGAAAGTTTTAACGGCTGACACCGTAAACCCCGATCCAACACCACCGCCAAAAGGTAAGTGATGAGATTAATAATTCTT